CGAATCGGAAACACCTACCAAATACGATTGGAATGGCACAGCTTGGGTGTCCGAATAGGAGGACACTTAAATGCCAAGAAATAAATCTGGCTCAGCAAATGGTGGTGTAATTGGAAAAACGAATAAATCTTCGTTTGGAAAAAACACAGTTACAAATAAAACATCATCAGGAGATGTAACATTACAATCAGGGACAAGAGTTGTTCAAGCTTTAATAGTAGCAGGTGGAGGTGGATCATCTTCTAATGGAGCCGGAGGTGGTGGTGCCGGTGGAGTAAGAAATTTAGAAATAAATGCAACATCAAGTGTAACAGCAACAGTAGGTGGAGGTGGATCTGGAAAATCTGTAACTAGTCAAAGAGGATGTGCAGGTACTAATTCAACATTAGTTGCTTGTTCTGTTACCTATTCAGCAACGGGTGGTGGCTTTGGAGGTGTATCTACTGGAGCAGGTCAACCTAGATCAGGTGGCCCGGGAGGATCTGGTGGTGGAGCACAACAATATTCATCTGGAGATGGATGTTCAGCAGGAACAGGTAACGCAGGAAGTTTTGATCCACCTGAAGGAAATAATGGTGGTCAGGGTATACCATGTGGTGGTGCCGGAGGTGGTGGAGGAATTGGTAGCGTTGGTGCTGACGGTTCTGGAAGCACAGGCGGTAATGGTGGATCAGGAACAGATTTTTCTCCAATTTTTTCAGATTTACCTAATTCAGGAACATTAGCTGGTGGTGGAGGAGGTGGAGCCGAACAACCTGGACCTGGATCAGGGACAGGCGGAAGTGGTCAAGCTGGTGGTGGTAACGGAGCAGGAGATGGCTCAGCAGGAACAAGTGCAACTGCTAACACCGGTAGTGGTGGCGGAGGTGGTGGTGGAGGACCATCAAACGCAGGTGGTAGTGGTGGTTCAGGACACATAGCTATAAAAGAATTAAATAAAGCAAGTGGTGTGTGGTCATTACAAAGTCAAATGTCAGCCTTGGAACAAGGAACATGGCCCGTGTTTATTCCCCCTTTAAGTTATTTAGTTGTCGCTGGTGGTGCCGGAGGTGGTGGAGCAGGTCCAGCAACACCTAATTCTAGACATGGTGGTGGAGGTGGAGCCGGAGGTTATAGAGCTTCTGGTTTTGGACCAAGTCCTTTACGAGCTGATAATATAGAAGCAACTCCAGGAAGTTATGCAATAACAGTAGGTGGAGGTGGAGCATCTGGTTCAGCAGATTCAGATGGAACTAATGGTAGTAATTCAATATTTAATGTTTGTGGATCAGAGGGTACAACTAAATTTACTTCAGCCGGAGGTGGTGGCGGTGGTGGTAATGGTGCAGGATCATCTGGAGGTTCTGGTGGTGGAGGAAGTCATAAAAACCCTGGTAATCAAGCAGGAGGATCAGGTAATACACCTCCAGTAAGTCCACCACAAGGTAATAATGGTGGTGCAGGAGGTCAGTTTGTTGATCAAGGTGGAGGAGCAGGCGGTGGTGGTGGAGCTACAGCAGTTGGACAAGATAATACTACTACCCCAACAAGTCCTGCCATAGGTGGTAATGGTGGAGCAGGAGCACCAAATAATATTGCAAATGATTGTGCATCTTACGCTGGTGGTGGTGCAGGTGGTGCTAGACAAAATCATGGAGTTGGAGGAGCAGGTGGTGGAGGAGGATCCCCAGCTTCTGAACCTGGTGGTGTTAATGGTGGAGCTAATACAGGTGGCGGTGGAGCTGGACAAAATAATAATTCAGGTAATCCAATAGGAACCGGTGGATCAGGAATTGTAATAGCAAGATTTCCAGGAAACGTATGTGCATCAGTTTCACCAGGCACTAATAGTCTAACAACATTGCCAGCACCTGCTGGAGGTTGTAAAGTTGCTAAATTCACAGTAAGTGGGACGTTGACTATTTCTTAAAAATAGATATATTAAATTCATAAAGATATATGAACCTTACAAATTATTACTGGTATTTTCAATCAGCAGTTCCTTCTAGGATATGTGATGAGATTATAAAATATGGAAAATCTATTTCTGATCAGATGGCAGTCACAGGTGGTTATGGTGATAAAAAATTAAATAAAAAAGAAATAAAAGATCTAAAGAAAAAAAGAAACTCTAACATTGTTTGGATGAATGATAGATGGATTTATAAAGAAATACAACCATACGTTCATCAAGCAAATACAAATGCAGGTTGGAATTTTGAATGGAGTTTTTCAGAGTCATGTCAATTTACAAAATATGAAAAAGGCCAGTTTTACGATTGGCATTGTGATAGTTGGGACAGACCTTATTTTAAACAGAACAATCCACAAGATCCTAGCAATGGTAAAATAAGAAAACTTTCTGTGACAGTTAGTTTGTCAGATCCAAAAGATTATAAAGGTGGAGAATTAGAATTTGATTTTAGAAATCAAGACCCTGATAAAAAACCTAATATTAGAAAATGCACTGAGATATTACCAAAAGGATCTTTAGTTGTATTTCCCTCACATGTATGGCATAGAGTATGTCCTGTTAAAAAAGGATCAAGATATAGTTTAGTAATATGGAATCTAGGATGGCCGTTTAAATGAGTTTTCCAAAACAATTAAATTTAGAACAATATTTTTCTTGCCCTATATGGTGGGCGGATGAACCTAAATTTGTAAAAAAATTAAATAAAGCATCTGATAAATATATAAAAGAATCACAAAAGAATTTAAAAAAACAAATAGATGATAGAAACAAAAAGTTTGGTGACAAAGGAGATATGGGTCATGTGTTTCATTCTACAACATTAATTGGTGACCCTAAGTTTAAAGAATTGCAGGATTATATCGGTGCAACAGCGCATAATCTATTAGATGAGATGGGGTTTGATTTATCTGGATATCAAGTATTTACCACAGAAATGTGGGTGCAAGAGTTTGCTAAAAAAGGTGGTGGGCATCATACTCTACATACACATTGGAATGGTCACATGTCTGGATTTTATTTTTTAAAAGCTAGTGAAAGAACATCTTTGCCATTATTTGAAGATCCAAGACCAGGTAATGTTATGAATCTTTTACCTGAAAAAGATAAGTCAAAAGTCACATACGCGAGTTCACAAATTCATTATAAAGTTCAACCAGGTAGATTAATATTTTTTCCATCGTATATGCCACATCAATATGTTGTTGATATGGGTTATGAACCATTTAGATTTATACATTGGAACTGCCAAGCGATACCGAAAGGAGTATTAAATGTCGTTCAAAAAAAATAAATATACTATTTTAAAAAATGCAATATCAAAAGAGTTAGCAAATTTTGTATATGATTATTTTAAAAATAAGAGAAACGTAGCAAAAGTATTATTTGATTCTAGATATATATCACCATTCACAGAGTATTGGGGTATATGGAATGATGAGCAAGTCCCAAACACATATTCACATTATAGTGACATGGCTATGGAAACTTTGTTACAAAAAGTAAAACCTGTAATGGAAAAACACACTAAATTAAAATTATCTGAAACATACTCTTATGCAAGAATTTATAAAAAAGGAGACGTATTAGCTAGACATAAAGATAGATATTCATGTGAGATATCTACAACTTTAAATCTAGGAGGTGACCCATGGCCCATATATCTTGACCCTACAGGTAAAAAAGGACAAGCAGGTATTAAAGTAGATCTTAAACCAGGTGACATGTTAATATATTCTGGTTGTGATTTAGAGCATTGGCGAGAAGAGTTTACAGGTAAAGATTGTGGACAAGTATTTTTACATTACAATAAAGCAGGATCTAAAATGGCAAAAGAAAATGCTTTAGATAAGAGACCTTTACTAGGTTTACCTGCATGGTTTAAAGGCACTAAGTTGACTAATTCTACAAAATAGTCTATAAAAAAGACTTGTATGGGGAGTACCACCACAACCACACTCCCCGTACTTTAATCTGTTAATTAACGTTTAATCTGATATAACGGGTTACTATGCTACAAAAGATAGGATTTCAACCAGGTATAAATAAACAAATTACACCCACTGGAGCAGAGGGTCAGTGGATTGACTGTGATAATGTAAGATTTAGATATGGTACACCTGAAAAAATAGGTGGTTGGAAACAATTAGGGGACGATGCTTTAACTGGTGCAGGTAGAGGATTACATCATTTTGTAAATAGTTCAGCTAGAAAGTACGCTATTATTGGCACAAACAGAATCTTATACGCATTCTCTGGTGGTGTATTTTATGACATACATCCAATTAAATCTACAACAACGCTTACAAGTGCATTTACCACGACCAACGGATCAACATCTGTTACAATAACTTTCAGTGGGGATCATGGTATATCTGCACAGGACATAGTCTTACTAGATAATTTCTCATCAATCACCGATTCTAATTTTGCAGCTGCAGATTTCAACGATAAAAAATTTATGGTGACCACTGTCCCTAATGCTACCACTATTACAATAACAATGCCATCAGCAGAGTCAGGATCTGGTGCAACAACATCAGGTGGTATTAGAGTTCAACACTATTATCCTGTAGGACCAGCTGTACAAGCAAAAGGTTTTGGTTGGTCTCTTGGGACTTGGGGTGGTGAGGTTGCAGGAGAACCAACAACAACTTTATCTGCAGCAATAAACTCGTCAACAACAACTGGTATCACACTAGCAGACGTATCTCAGTTTCCAGATACAGGTACAAATTTTATAAAAGTAGGAACAGAAGAAATATCTTATACAGGTATTAGTACATCTAATGAATTAACAGGTGTTACAAGAGAGGTCAGAGGTACAACTGCTGCATCACACGGTGCAGGAGATGCGGTTACCAGCACTACAAACTTTGTAGCCTGGGGTGAGGCAGCATCAGGTGATTTAGTATTAGAACCTGGTATGTGGTCACTTGATAATTTTGGT